TCCGTGAAGCCGCGATGATACTTGCGGAGCGGGCGGGCATATCAGCGGAAGAAGCCATATACCGCATTCAAGAAGCGTTGCAGGTCATACGGGACGAAATCACGTCCATTGCGGACACACTGACAAATGCAGTTGAAAAATTCATCACGCAAGTTGAAGAAGCCGTAGCACAGGCAGAGCCGAAGCACCGCCGCAGGAAACAGCGGAGGGAGCGGGCCGTGCTGATTGAACGGCGGTATATGGTCCAAATCAGACACTATGAGCGGACGCGCCCTTTCCGCAGGGTACATTCCTTGCGAAGAATTGGGACAGCGTGCTTGTCGTCGTTGCTTTCCTCGCGCTGGTTGTCGTGCTTATCAAGCGCGGCGAAACAAAGATTTTGAAGCAAATCCTTTTCAACCTTGTAACGCAGGCCGAAAAGCAGTTCGGAAGCGGTACGGGTTCCCTGAAATATGCCGCTGTCGCGGACTGGATTTATCAGCGAATCCCGGCGGTGCTGAAACTGCTTTTCACGTCCAGCGATATTGAAAAAATGATCGAAGCCGCTTTGGAGGAAGCGAAGAAAGCATGGGGCGCGAATGAGAATTTGAAAGGCTACATCGACACCCCATCCGTGGAAAGCCTGCTTGTCGGCATCGAAGCACAGACCGTCCAGACCGAACCCGCAGAAAACTAAACACGTCCGATTCGGACAAAAACGAAAGCCCGTCGGGGGTCATTCCCCGGCGGGCTTTTTGTTTACTCCATTGCGCTTTCGATACTGTCGCACGCGGAAGAGATAGATTCAATCGCTTCATCAATGCTGTATGAGGCAGATTCGGACTGCCCATAGCGTTCCGAACCTTGCATACTTTCGGGCATATTCTCCCGGCTTTCGTCCTCTTCCTCTTTGATGGATTCGAGTTCGTCAGAGAGAGCGGACAGTTTATCGAAGATTTCTTGAAGAGCCTTGCGACGGATTTTGTTCATACAAATTTCCCTTTCTTTGCTGGGGCAGGCGGCGTTTGCGCCGCCTGCTTTCATCTTATGCACTGACCGTGGACACGTCAAGCCGGAACGCGAGGTCAAGGACCTTTGCGCGGGTTGCGGCGTTGTGCTGAACGGCCTTTTCCAACGTGGCCCGGACCCCAGCGGGAGCAAGGGACAGACCGTAGGCAATCAAGCTATCTTCCGACGCTTTCAGGACGGAACGGGCGGCGTTCAGTTCTTCTTCAAGCCCGGCGGAAACAATCAGCGCGGCGCATTCGTCGTTCGCCTTTTCAAAGGCCGCGTCATCCTCCATGCAGTAAAGGAATTCGGGAACGGAGCCGTCGGGATTGACAATGCCTTTGTCGGCAATGAACTTCTTTTCGATGGCTTCTTGCTGGGATTCGACTTCCTGCACGCGGGCTTTGGCGACCATATAGGCCCGCTGGAACTTGTTTGCAGTTCTTTTCATGTTCATTCCCCTTTCTTGCGGCGGTAATGGACCGCGGCGGCGATAATCAGCTTCACAACGGCAACAGCGATCAGGAAGATTCCGAGTTTTTCAAGCATGGTTGACAGTTCAGAAGAAAAAGTGTATTCTATGGGTGGGCGGTGAACCCGCCCATAGAATACGGGGTTTCGGCTTACGTCAGCTTATCAATTATCAGTAACGCAAGCCCTACCAGAAAGTCCACGATTGCGGTTATCACGATGGTCCGAACATCGACCCGCGATTTCGTGGGCTTTTTCTTTTTCTTCTTCACCTTGTCACCCCCTTTCTTTATGCTCTTATTATATACTAACGTTAGTATAAAGTCAATAGGGAAAATGCGAAAAAGCAGAAAAATTTTGCGCCGTTGCGGTAGATACAGCGGCACGAAAAACAGAGCGGCGGAAACCGCCGCCCCGGTAAAGCGTCAGGCGACGAACACACCCAACGGAGAACCGCCGGGAGAGCGCCACCCGCGGCGGTGAATGTCGGACA